AATGCCGCCGCAGGTACAGCACAAACAGCTGGCAGTGCCGCTGGTGCGCTTGGTCAGAGTATGTCTGGCATGCCTGGAAAAATGGGTGCATTTGGCAAAGGCCTAGCAATGGTAGGTCCGTTGTTTGGTAAACTTTCAGCCGCCGCAAACAAACTAGCACAATTTGGATTACAGGTAGTTGGTAAAGAAGTAGAACGTCAATCAAAAGCATTTCATGCAGGAGCAAATGCTGGAGCATTGTTTGCTGACGGTATGACTGGAATGACAAATGCCGCATTGTCAGCAGGCCTAACCACTGATCAATTTAGTAACGTTTTAGCAACACAGAGTGCTAATCTTGCCGCTTCGGGTATGGGCGTTTCCGGCGGTATTAAGTTAATGGAAGGTGCGTTTAAAGTCGGCGGCAAGAACATGAAGCGAGAGCTACAGAATCTAGGCTATGGATTTGAAGAACAAGCCGGATTAGTAGCAGAAACAATGGCTAACATGCGTCAAAGTGGTGGAGCACTAACACAAGGTGATCAGGCCGCTATTGCTCAACAAACAGCCAAGTATGCTGAAAACCTAAGAGTTATTACAGCTATTACTGGCTCAGATGCTAAAAAGAAAATGGAGCAGGTTAAAGCTGAAGCTAATCAACTTGCTTTCCAACAAAAATTAGCTGGCATGGATGCTACACAACGATCTAACATCATTAATGCTATGGCTAACATGAGTGATCAGCAACGCAAAAACTTCCAAGAAACAATGGTGTTTGGTCAGGTAGTTAACAAAACTGGCGCCGCATTGGAAGCTACGTCAACTAACTTTGCCGCTAATACACAGCAACTGGTTACTAGTGCCATGAACGGTACACTTGATGCAGAGAAAACTAGAGAAATTAATGGAAAATTCGCTGAAGGTGTAAGACAGGATCTTCTAAATCAGAAAGAGATTGGTATGGCTGGCATGGCTGGCATACCAGGAATGGCTGCCGACTTATCACAATCAATGGCTCAGGAATTAAACTTTAGACAACAGTTTAATGCAGAGAATATAAAACAAGCAGAAGCCGCAGCCTCTGCACAAAAGAACACAACAGACACCGCAACTAAGGCCTTAACAGAAGCAGAGCAAGCCGCACAAGAATTAAGAATTGGTATTCAAAAAATAATGATGCCTGCTGTTTCAAAAATGGGCGAAGTTTCGGCTCTAGCCTTGCAAAGTGTTAACAAAATGCTTGGATCAATGGGTGTTGAAACTGGTATGGCAGAACCCGAAGAAAAAACCGACTGGGGGGAAGTTGCCGCAACTGCTGCCGGTGATGCACTTACAGGTGCAAGCATTGGCGCAACAATTGGTAGTATTGTTCCTGGCGTTGGTACTGCTATTGGTGCCGCAGTTGGTGGTGGTGCCGGAGCATTAATTGGCGGTCTACGATCCTTCTTTGGCTGGGGTAGTAAAGTAGGTGGTGTTGTTGAAGGTGATGAGTCCGGATACTTACATAAACTTCATGGTAGAGAACTTATTGTTCCATTAGACGGAGATACTCCTCGCGAAGGAACTCCGGGCTATAACAAGGCTATGGAGTTATTTGGTAATTCTACAGCTATGCAAGGTGCCGCCGCAACTAAAAAATCAAGCGGCGGTGGATTATCCCTGGCAGCAACAATGGGATCACTAGGAGCAGGTATTGGAAGTTTATTTGGTGGTTCAAAAGCTAGTGCTACAGATCCTGAGGCGGCAACCAAAGAAGCAATGGATGGCTCAAATACAGCTTCAGTAATTGGAGGCCTGCTTGGGAGTGTTATTCCAGGAGTAGGTCCAATGATCGGCGCGGCACTTGGCCGTGAAGCTGAATCATCATTAGGTGTATTTAAAAATATGCTGTTTGGCAATAAACCAGAAGCAGGAGAAGATGTTTCTGGAGTAGCCCAACGAAGTACAGTAATAGGTGCATCACAAGCTGGACGAGCGGCGCAGTTACAAGCACTTGCAGGTCCAGACCCAATGGGAAAACCAGCGGTGCAATCAACTCAAGTTGCTGACTCAGTTGCTGAAGCTGAAGAAACAGCGATGAGAGATAGAGAAATCCAATTGAATATGTTTACGGAAAACTTTGGTAAACAATTAGAACTTCTAACAGCTATGATACAGCGTCTTGACAATATTCGTGATAATACATTTGAAGTGGTGGATTACCAAAGGACGTTAGCTCAGAATACTTACTAATATTAAATAAATATACATACAAAATAATAAGTGGAAGAATTAGTCTATGAGTTGGAAAAAATATTTTAAAACATCGAGTGTCGCAGGATCAAGTAACGGGCTTATGAGCCCTGTCGGCAGTGGCGCCCCTCAAGACCCAGCTTTTAGAAACTATCAAAGCCATTTACCAGAAGTATATGTTGGGCATCCAAACCGTATTGAACGTTATAATCAATACGAGCAAATGGACATGGACAGCGAAGTAAATGCGGCGCTAGACATTATTGCAGAATTTAGTACACAAAAGAACGAATCAAACAATACACCATTTGACCTACACTTTAATGAAAATCCAACAGACAACGAAGTTAAAATTATCAATGAACAATTAAACCAATGGGTTAACATTAATAAATTTAACCAACGCATTTTTAAAATCCTACGCAATACTATTAAGTACGGAGATCAAATATTCTTACGTGATCCAGAAACCTTTAAACTTTATTGGGTAGAAATGAACAAAGTTGTTAAGGTTATTGTAAACGAAGCAGAAGGCAAAGAACCAGAGCAGTATGTTATCCGTGATCTCAATCCAAACTTTGAGAACCTAACAACTACTGCAATGAGTTCAAGTGATGCGTATCTTAGCACACCTAACGTAGGTGCTAACAACTCAGGCAACGGTTACATTCAACCCAGTTCACCTTATAGCAGTGGATCACGTTTTAATACAGCACAAAGTGAATCAGTGCTAGATGCAGAACACGTAGTACATCTAAGCCTAACAGAAGGCTTAGACATGTTTTGGCCATTTGGTAATTCAGTACTAGAAAATGTGTTTAAAGTATTCAAGCAAAAAGAACTGCTTGAAGATGCTATTATTATCTATCGTGTACAACGTGCGCCAGAACGTCGTGTGTTTAAAATTGATGTAGGTAACATGCCCAGCCATATGGCCATGGCATTTGTTGATCGTGTTAAAAACGAAGTGCATCAACGTCGTATTCCAACACAAACTGGCGGTGGAACAAACATGATGGATGCAACATACAATCCACTTAGCACAAATGAAGATTACTTCTTCCCACAGACTGCTGACGGCAGAGGATCTAGTGTAGAAACACTACCGGGAGGTAGTAACTTGGGCGAGATCACAGACCTACGTTTCTTTACCAACAAACTATTCCGTGGTTTGCGTATTCCTAGTTCATATCTTCCAACAGGCATGGAAGACGGCACACAAAGCTACACAGACGGTCGTGTTGGAACAGCATTGATTCAAGAATGGCGTTTTAATCAATACTGTCAGCGTATTCAATCAATGATTATTGACAAGTTGGACACAGAGTTTAAGATGTTCCTACGTTGGAGAGGCTTTGATATTGACAGTCAAATCTTTGATTTGACGTTTGAAGAGCCACAAAACTTTGCACAGTATCGTCAAGCAGATGTTGACTCAGCTAGAATTGGAACATTTACACAGTTAGAAGGTTTCCCATATCTAAGCAAGCGTTTCTTAATGCAACGTTATTTAGGTATGAGCGAAGCTGAGATTGCTGAAAACGAAATTATGTGGAAAGAAGAGCAAGGCACAGCTGATACTACAGCAACAGATGATCCAAATCTGCGTAATGTTGGTATTACACCAGGCGGTATTGAAGGCGATCTTGATATGGCTGAACCGCCAGCAGAAGGTGGAGACGAAGCACCCGCTGACGCAGGAGGCGAAGCACCTGCTGATGCAGGAGCAGTAGACGCCGCCGGAAATCCACTCTAAGGTAAATAGTTGCATGCTATTAACTGAATTTTTTAAATCAACCGACACAGATCATTATAAAGAAAAAGATGATCAGAGCGTTTTAAAGTTAGACGATACTCGTAAAGTACGTCTAACACTTCAACATCTAAATCGTTTGCGTAGTGCAAATGATATTAGAAAGTTTGAAAACGAGAAAAAATCAGACGAGTTAACCGATCAATACAAAGCCCCTTCTGAAGGCGGCGATGAATCCGCACTTTAATAAATAAACTTGTAATCAACTAACAAATTTGTTAGCTTTCAAAAAAATATGGCTGCAAAAAGGTACTTTTGTGGCTTTTTTTAATTTTGATGTCAAAAAAAGCACATTATTATTAATAATATGTGTATATTTGTAAATACACTACAAAGGTATACATGATGCAAAGCCTTTAAAATATCACGAGAGGAGTTCCTTTATGAGCAAATATGAAAAGTTAATTGAGTTCATTATTGATGAGAACGAAGAAAAAGCTCGCGAACTATTTCACGAAATTGTTGTGGAAAAGAGTAAGAGCATTTACGAGTCTCTAATTGATGATGAAGTAACAGAATCACCAGAAGTAAGCGACGACGAAGTTGGCGATCTAGCTGACGATGTCAAAGCTGATGAAGAAGGTCTAGGCGAAGACGAAGATGACGACATGGGCATGGATGACATGGACATGGATGATTCTGATGACGAAATGGACATGGATGACGAAATGGACATGGACATGGGCGACGAAGCTGAAGAAGGTGGCGACGATGAGCCAGCTACTAAAGGCGACGTTGATGAGCTAGGCGATGCTATTGAAGAATTAAAAGCAGAATTCGACAAGATCATGGGCACAGTAGATGCAGATGGCGATGGCGACCACGATATGGACGATCACGAAGCCGCTGAAGAAGCTGTACAGTTTGAAGCTGAAGAAGACGACGAAGAAGAAGTTGTTGAGTCTACACACGACGAAGACGACGACGAAGAAGTTGTTGAAGCTGAAGAAGTCGATCTAGACGAAGACGAAGAAGAAATTGATGAAGCCGCCGCTGATGCAGAACTAGCAAAACTACGTGAATATGTAGAAAAAGTTGCTGGTGTAAGCAATACAGAAGGTGCAGACAACAAGTCCTCAGTTGTTGCAGGTAAGAACGACATGGGTGGAAGCGCAGGCAACATTGTTGCTGGTGGCGAAGAAACCGGTGGTAAAGTTGCCTCTCCAAAGAAGGACGACAAAGGCAACATCAACGTACCAGGTGGTAAGGCAAGCAAACTAGCTGCCGCCCCTAAGCCAAAATCCGCTGAATAATAGGAGCAACTTATGGCTTTGTATCTTAGAGAAAATCTTACGTTTGATAGAGCTGGAATGGTCGTTGAGTCCGAAGAAGGCGATAACGGACGTAAGAATCTCTATATGAAGGGTATTTTTATCGAGGGTGGCGTAAAGAACGCTAACCAGCGTGTATATCCCGTTAATGAAATCGAAGAAGCCGTATCAAATATTAATGAGCAGATCAAAGGCGGGTACAGCGTCCTCGGTGAAGTAGATCACCCAGACGACTTAAAAATTAACCTAGACCGTGTTTCACACATGATCACAGAAATGTGGATGGATGGACCATGCGGTCATGGTAAACTAAAAGTTTTACCCACACCAATGGGTGAGATGGTAAAGAGCATGCTTGAAGCAGGTGTTAAACTAGGTGTTAGTTCACGTGGTTCAGGTGACGTAAGCGAATCGTCAGGACATGTCAGTAACTTTGAAATTGTTACAGTAGACATTGTAGCACAACCAAGTGCTCCACATGCATATCCTAAAGCAATCTATGAAAGTTTGCTTAATATGCGCGGTGGCTATAAAGCTCTCGAAATGGCAGGAGATGCCGTACATGATCAAAGAGTGCAAAAGCACTTGAAAGAAGCGGTAACACGCTTAATCAACGAATTAAAACTATAAACAGGAGAAGGTCTATGTTTGATGCTTTAAAACCTTTACTAGACAGTGGTATAATCAACGAAGATACTCGTGAAGCAATTAACGAAGCGTGGGAAACCAAGCTAAGTGAAGCACGTGAAACAATTCGTGCAGAAATGCGTGATGAGTTTTCTTCCAAGTACGACCACGATAAAAGTGTAATGGTAGAAGCTCTAGACAAGATGGTAACCGAATCCTTAACTGCTGAAATCAACGAATTTCAATCAGAGAAAAAGCAACTAGCAGAAGATCGTGCAAAGTTTAATACACGTATGCTAGAAAGCGCAGAGAAGTTTGATAACTTCATGGTTAGTAAACTAGCCGAAGAAGTTAAAGAGCTACGCTCTGATCGCAAGGCTTATGAAAATGCTATTGGCAAACTAGAAAAGTTTGTTGTCAAAGCACTAGCTGAAGAAATCGAAGAATTTGAGCAGGACAAAAAAGCAGTTGTCGAAACAAAGGTACGTCTAGTATCAGAAGCCAAAACTAAAATGGCTGAGATGCAAGCCGCTTTTGTTAAGAAGAGTGCAGAACTTGTTAAAGAAAGTGTTACTTCAAAGCTAGAGTCCGAATTGACTCAACTCAAAGAAGATATCACAATCGCTCGCGAAAATATGTTTGGACGTAGGATTTTTGAATCATTTGCTAGTGAATTTGCCGGTACTCATTTAAATGAGAACAAGGAAATTGCTAAGTTAAGAGAATCTATCGAAGAGCATGCCGCTAAACTAGCCAAAGCGGAACAGGCTATTAGCAAATCAAAAGAGATTGTAGAGTCAAAAGAGAAAGAAATCCGTATTATTAAGGAAAGTGCCGAGCGCAAAGACACAATGTCCGAGCTACTCAAACCACTTAATAAGGATAAAGCCGCTGTAATGAGCGAGCTACTAGAATCAGTGCAGACTTCTAAATTAAAATCTGCATATGAAAAATATTTACCAGCAGTTCTTGGTGGAAGCCAACTAAACGCCAAAAAGCATATGGTTGTTGAAAACAAAGAAGTAACTGGTGATAAAACTGCTATCAAGACCGCCTCAGTTCAAGATTCAGATGCTAATGAAGCAAATGTTATTGAATTGAAGAAGCTAGCAGGGCTTAAATAAAATACCCATAGGAGAATAGGTAAAATGAAGCAAGCATTATTAGAAAGCCGTTGGGGCGACACAAAAGAAGCCCTACTAGAAGGCCTAAGTGGTTCTAAAAAGACCACAATGAGCGTGATCTTAGAAAATACTAAGAAGCACCTCTTATCTGAAACTGCCTCAGCTGGCGCAACAGCAAGTGGTAACGTAGCAACACTTAACCGTGTTATTCTACCAGTTATCCGTCGTGTTATGCCAACTGTTATCGCTAACGAAATCGTTGGCGTACAACCAATGACCAGTCCAGTTGCACAAATCCATACTCTACGTGTTCGCTATGCAGACACAGTAGCCGCTTCTGGTAACGGTACAGGTGCAACAGCTGGTGATGAAGCACTATCACCATTCCGCGTTGCAACAGCATATTCCGGCGCCGCAACAGGTGTTGGTGCTGGTACAGCCGCACTAGAAGGTGTAGCTGGTAACCGTGTTAACGTCCAGATCATGAAACAAACTGTTGAAGCCAAGTCACGTAAGCTATCAGCTCGCTGGACTTTTGAAGCCGCTCAAGACGCACAAGCCATGCATGGTATTGACGTCGAGGCTGAAATTATGGCCGCACTAGCTCAGGAAATTACTGTTGAAATCGATCAGGAAGTCCTAGCTAGCCTACGTAGCCTAGCTTCAACTGATTATAGCTATGATCAAGCCGCTGTAAGTGGTACAGCTACATACGTTGGTGACGAGCATGCCGCTCTAGCGATCACAATCAACCGTGCCGCTAACAGAATTGCTCAGCTAACACGTCGTGGCGCAGGTAACTGGGCAGTTGTTTCACCAGCCGCTTTAACAGTTCTACAAAGCGCAACAACTTCTGCTTTTGCACGTACAACAGAAGGTACTTTTGAAGCCCCAACCAACACTAAAATGGTTGGTACACTAAATGGTGCTATGAAGATCTATGTTGACAGCATGGCAGCAGACGGCGAAGGTGTACTAGTTGGTTACAAGGGTTCAAGCGAGAGCGACGCAGCCGCTTTCTACTGCCCATACGTACCACTAATGAGCACAGGCGTTGTACTAGATCCAACAACACTAGAACCAGTAGTTGGCTTTATGACACGTTATGGTTACGTTGAGCTAACCAACACTGCTTCTTCACTAGGTAATGCCGCAGATTACCTACAGAAGATCAGCGTTGCTAACTTCTCATTCCAGTAATAACTGGTTTAAAACCAAACGGAAAAGGGGCTTCGGCCCCTTTTCTTATGACTATAAATATTTCTATGCTAGACAAAAAGTATTATAATGGCAACAAAGATTTGATATCAAGTACTGCAATGGTAAAAAGCAAACCATTGGTGGGAAATATATTAGATCAAACATCACCGAGCGAATTTTTAGTTAGAACTAACGAAGGTCAGTGTTTGTGTAAGTTAGTTCGCAGAATAAAATCTCCAGGCGAAATGACTATTACTGCTACTCATTATATGTTAGGAACATTTAACATATTAGAAATTGATGAAAATTGGGTATTGCATCCAAATGGCAACAAATATCAATGGGTAGTTGGTGCAAAAAATGCTCTTGGAGATACCGTAGGGTTAGTTTCACTCTAGATTTATCTACGCATAAATACAACAAACAAGAGATAAGGTGATACCACAATGCCCGCGATTAAAAAAGTTAGTGATCATTATTATGTTACTTCTCCAGAAGTTACTATTACCGGTAACTTAACTGTTATAGGTAACTCTGCATCTATTACTACAACAGAAGCAGAACTTTCTGATAGAATTATTACATTAAACAATGGTGAAACAGCCAATGGTGTTACAGGACAAGAAAAAGTTGGTCTTCAAGTAGACCGAGGTACAGCACCAGATGCATTACTTGTCTTTGACGAAGCAGACGATACTTGGAAACTTTCTAATGACGCTGGCGCAACATATCAAAACATTATTACATCAAGTACGCAAGGCTTACAGAATGTAGTTGATGACACTACACCTGAGCTAGGTGGTAATTTAGAAATTGCAGGCTTTGGCATTGAAAAATCATCTGTTAACGTTTCAATGACGTTAAACACCGAATCCGGCGGCGGAAGTGGTGTATATGTTACTAATGCGAGTGTTACAAATCAAGAGCTTGTAACAAAAACTAAAGCAATAGTTTATTCATTAATATTTTAAGGTAAAGAGACAATGGCAATACAAAACACAGCACTAACAGCAACATCAGCATCGTTATTACCTTCAGCAAATGCAAGAGCTGTCACAGTAGTGTATTTTTGTAATACACATAGTGGCGCAGTTAATGTAACTGTGTATGCAGTTCCAAGCGGTAGTGTAGCAGGTACAGCAACTAAAATTTATGATGCAGTATCGATTGCGGCTGGAGACACGTTGGTAGTAGACACAGAAAAAGTGTTACTCGATAACGGAGATTTATTACAAGCTGATGCTTCTGTAGATAACGTAGTAATTGCAACTTGTAGTTATACAGAAATTTAAGGAAGGATGTTATGCCAAGATTTTTAAAAACACCTTCACTAGACCAAACTGGCTCTAAAGCAATCAAGCTACCAGTATCAATTGGGAACGATGCTCCACCTGCGCTAGCTGATGGAATGATTAGATACAATACCCAAAACAGTTGTATTGAGTTTGCGATAAACAATGCCTGGAGAAAAATAGCTAAAGTTGGTAACACTATTATTAGTTCACAAGACACAGTAGGAGATGGACTAACTACAGATTTTACATTAAATCAAGCAGTTGGAACAGAAACAGACATTGTAGTATTTGTTGGAGGTGTTTACCAACAACCAACATCAAACTACACCGTATCTACATTATCAGGTACAACTACAATTTCTTTTACTAGTCCTCCACCAGCACCAGGAGTAAGCAATCCCAATAGGATAGTAATTTTATATGGCGTAAATAGTACCGACGCGGTCTAAGGAGTTAGTATATAATGGCATTAGGTAGAATTTCAGGGTCGATGCTATATGCTAACCTAGAACGGGACAACGATTTAGCATTTGAAACTGATTTATTATACATTGATGTAGCCAATAATCGTATTGGTGTTAACAATAGTTCTCCTCAATATGATTTAGATGTTGACAGCGGTACAGCTAAAATAGGAGACATAGTTTTCAATGGCAGTTCTATTAGTTCTGTCAACCCAATCGATTTAGGCACTACTAACGATATTACTATTAGCGGTGGCACCAGTGGTTATGTGTTAACCACTGACGGCAACGGTGCGCTAAGTTGGGCAAGTGTTGGCTCACTTCTATCAAGCACTGGATCAACTGGTATGCAGATTAATCTAGGTACACCAACTGACAGTAGTTTAACAGATTATGCGGCATGGGACAACTGGACTAGCGGTACTAAAGTTACTAATGCTATTGACGATCTAAACCAAACAGCATTAAACATTGCTAAAGAAACTTATGTAGGTGAAGTTGCTTTTACAGCTAACGTAACAGCCGGTCCAAGTCCAATGACTATTCAGTTTACTCCTACCTATACAGGAAACCCTACCTCTTATTATTGGGAGTTTGGTGATGGAACAACCAGTACTTCAGAACAACCAACAAAAACATATAGCAACACACAAGGTGGGCAATTTACAGTTAGTGTTAGAGCCTACAATACCAACGGAACACTTAGTGGAGATCCTAGTTTAGGTGCTGTTGGTAGCTGGGACGATTTTACACGAAACAACTATATTACTCTTTACACTCCAAATCCAATTCCCGCATTCACTATTGTTGACACGGACATTGATACCGGAACAAACGGAACAATCACTAATAACAGTCAGTTTGCTACAAGTTTCTCATTAGACTGGGGCGACAGTACAACAGACACCCCAGCGGTTAACTGGACTACACTAAATCATCAATATAATAATGCCGGAACAGATACAGAATATCAAATACAATTAGACGCGACCAGCACAACAGCCGGACCTAGTCCAGTTACTGTAAATGGTACTCCGCAAGATATTAGAGTATATTCAACACATAGTCCTGCTTTTACAACTAATACCATAGTTGTTGCTAACGAAGAAGCAACTAGCGGTGGTGTTGTTACATTTACAAACACTACTCCTGCAGGACTAGGATTAACCAGCACATTTAGTTCTAATAGATATAAATGGAATTGGGGAGACGGAGATGTTAACACCATTGATGTTTCAGCACTAATAGATGGTAATCCAGGTAGAACTATTAACCATACATTTTCGCTTACAGCTACAGAACAAAACAATGGAACAAGTGCAACATTTGATGTTACACTAGATGCTATTAACTTACACAGTGCTAGTCCGTTTACAAGTGCTACAACTACTATTACAGTTGAACCTGATGTGCGTAGCAATTTTACTGGTGCTAACACACACCAAAGCGATCGTTCAGGTGATGATGCACAAGACGGTTATGTGTTTACAGACTATAGAGATGGCACACCATTCAACGTATTTGAATTTACAACAACCAGTCAACATGCCGACACATATACTTGGACTTGGGGAGATGGTCAAACAGACGCTAACATTGCAGAAGGTGTTGCAGGAACAGTTTCGGGTGGTGCTATTCAACACACCTATTCTTCAACAGGCAATAAAACTGTCGCACTGGCAGTAACAGGTCAACCCGCATCACTAACACAAACGGATACAGAAACACGTAGTAACTATATTACTATAAGATCTAATCCAAGTCAACCTACAGGACTAAGTTCTAGAACACTATCAATGACTACTAGCAGTCAAGGTACTAGTCCTTTGCTAGCCGCAAGTGCAACAGACAATAGTGGTGGCAATATTCCTAGTGCAGGTACAAGTGTTACTAGATACACAACAGCTACAACTATTAATTCAAACTCGATCAATGATGTCTATGACGCCACAACAGGAACATTAACATCATTAATTAACGGTGCCGATAGCGGCAATGTAACATTTACAACAACTAGTAATAATGTAGGAACTACTATCAGTCTTGTGTTAACAGAAGACAGAGATGCACACAATGCTATTAGCTCAAGCACATACCCATCGGGTTTTTATAAAGTGTTTAGTGCAAGCATCAGTTCATCACTGGCATCATTGCCTGTAGGATATAGTGACTACAAACTAAGTCATAGTACCACAGGAGATACCAATGACGTTGGTTTTGTTAAAGACGATCTAACATCAGTGCCAACACTAGATGTCAGCGGTGTTACAATGACAGAAAACACTGCCGGCAGTTTAAGATATATTTCAGGCATTCCATACTATAACACAGGCGGTGTTGTAGACATCAATGACTTGGCTGTAACCAACTGGATAGGACAAACTTACAGAAGTGGTAGCCCACTAAGCATTGTTGACGGCCCAAACGATGAAAGCACTTCGGGTGCTATTATTAGCACACAAACTAAAACCTACGCAAACCTAGACGGAGCATCCACATATCTGTCAGGCGGTCATCCCATAGCAGGAACAGGACAAAGCGCAAACTATACGTTTGGTGCTTTGAGTGTAAACATTAATGCTAGTGCAAGGGCAGTTGCACAACTACAAGCAAACATCAACAACGTCAATGGCACAAGCACCACAGTAACATTACCAACTAAAATTAATGTTTACAGTCAAAGCATCACAGGCTTTGATGAAGAAAACATTAACGTTCCAACCACACTAGGTAGTACATTTACTGACAACGGTAAACGTGTAGCACTAGGACTAACCGGCGACAACCCAGCTTATACACCTGCAGACTTTTATACCAACGATGCATGGAGTGGTGCAGAAACAGTAGCAGGCACAGACGAAGCAATCGTACGCTGGGGACAGTTAAAACATCACACTGTAGATTACAGCACAGGATATTTACCAGTAGGTCCAGATGTGTTCACTGGACGTGGTGGCGCACAGTATTTTACGTTTGCGTTTAGAAGAGCTAACCTAGCAAACTTTGATATTATACTAACAGGTAAAGTACATGGTGTATGGATTGCCGCACCAGGCTCGGGTATTGATGCTTCGGCTAATTCAACCAACGGATGGGTTGACTGTAATGCAAGTTATGGCGGCGCTGGTCTCCCAGGAACCAATACAGGTGCTGGTGGTAACGGCTCAAATGGTTGTGCATTAACTAGCAGTGATAGAATACCTCTAAACACAGTAATGACCAATCAGAGTTATACTCAAACATTAGGTAGTGAAAACTTATCAAACGCAACAGGAAGAAATTGTCTTGTGCGTATACGTTTAGAAAGCGGCGACTATCTTAGTAGTATTGCGATAGGAGAGGCTTCGTAATGGCTATTTCAGATACCCAAAAAGTTGACTACCTATTTAAAAAACTGGGTTATGGTGTTGCTAAAACAGACACTATTGCATTCAAACGAGCATTTAACGAAAGTATTGCAAGTCCGCTACTAATCCGCGGTGATAGAATTTGGCAAGACAGTGGCGATATTCCATCAGTCAAACCTAGCTCAAGTTCTTCACAGGTTGAAATCTATGATGACAGTGGCAACGGATCAACCACAGTAGAGTGTACAGAAGACATTACATCCAGTGATAACAGAACTTGGTTAACTGGTTTAACAGACTGGATCCCTACAGAGTTTGGTGCTACCTATCTTGTTAAGGTTTATATTGATACTGCCAGTAGTACTACACCACAAAGTACTGGCACACAGTTACTAGCGGCTGGCAGTGGCAACGATGACGAATGGTTCTTTGATTATCAAAGCGGTGTTCTTCATTTTATTGGAGAAAACTTACCAACTGAGATTGCAACAGGTGTTACCGGAAAAAGTGTTTTTGTAGTAGGTGCTAGGTACATAGGCACTTTTGGTGTTATTGGTGATCTACTTGACGATACTAATCCAATACTAGGCGGCGACTTAGATATTACTGGCTATAAGATTTATACTTCGAGCGGAAACGCCGACATTGTATTAGATCCAGACGGAACAGGATCAATCAGTGTTGAAAGCGCACCTATTATTAATGTTGCTGATCCTACTAATGCACAAGACGCGGCAACTAAAAATTATGTTGATACTGCACTAGCAGGAATTACCGCGGACAGAATCGTTGATGGAACAACAACTGTTATTGCAGATGGGACTGCACAAGATGTTGAAGTAACTATTAACGGAACAGGCAAAGCACTGTTTGATTCTGATGGGCTGGCAGTTGACTTATGGAAACCTTATTCAGCTACAACAATATTAGAAATTGATTCAACTGGATCTCTTGTAATACCAACCGGCACAACTGCCCAGCGTCCTGCAAATGGTATTGGTCAGATTAGATATAACAGTGATAACGGTCTTATTGAATACAACGACGGAACAAGTTGGACTACTGTTGGTGCAAGTCAGCTCGCTATACAAAATTTCCTAGGAGACGGAAATTCTACAACCTTCAATTTGTCAAATGATGCAACTGTTGATTCTATTATTGTTACCTGGAACGGTGTTGTACAACATACAAATACCTATACTATTG